TTCCAGCAAAGGGATGGGCGGCAAACAGAAGGGAATGTGGGCTGGACCTAAAGCTCAGGGAGCAGACCTTGACGCATTGGCTGATGCCAAAGAGATGAAAGCTGGCGGTGCCAGCAGGGACCAGATTAAGAAGCATACTGACTGGGTTGAGCTGAAAGAGGGTGACTGGGTGTACAACATCCCGGACACCGGTTTTAAGTCTACAGAGAGACTTGACGCACTTCAAACACATAAAGATGATATAGCCGGATTGGAAAGTCAAAGACTACACACCATGGACCTCTATAACGATGGTCTTATTACCTTAGACGATTTGAAAGTTGATATGGCCGATTTCAGTGACCGCATACGCACCATGAAAATGAATACGCCGTCAGTAGCGGGTAAGTTCGGTGACTTCTTCGGGCATGACAAAGGTTTCGCTGCATACCCTGAACTGGCTAATGTACCGTTCACTCTGGATAAGCTGGAAGGGACAGCTCAAGGGATGTATACACCTATGAGAAGCCGGAACCATGGTATTCAGGTAGACCCATCCTCTGATGTCACCTCTGTGGCAGCACACGAAGGTCTGGCGCATGCCGTACAGGATATTGAGGGTAGAGTAGGCGGCTCAAATCTTGAGGCGGCCAGACTATATAACGAAAAGAAAATTGGAGAGGTCGAGAAACAAATAGCAGACAGTCGAGGGTCAGCTGAGTACAAGCAGGCCCAGACAGATGCCAGAGAGGAGCTTCTGGGGGACCGTGAGTATGGTTCCTTGAGCTTTGCTGAGCGCTCAGAACTCCAAAAGGATGCCCGGGACATTGCTCTTACGAAGACTGGCACCAACAAGCTCATAGAGGAGAGGCAGAAGCTGGAGGACACATCAGATTTTGCCACCTACCAGAAAGATTGGGGTGAAGCAGAAGCTCGTGACGTCCAAGACCAGCTGGAAGACATCCGTATTATGGAAGATATCGATATGCCAGAGGCAGATATCGATGAGGTTATCAAAGGCGGTGCTCTGCGGTTTGACCGGCCCTTTGACGAGCTTATAGACATAACAGGGACGCTGGGTTCCAAGTCCAGCAGAAGCATGAGTGCCAAGAAACCCCGTGAGTCAGCGCAGCAGGCCAAAGATTCGGGTAAATGGCACCCGCTCGGGTCCAAGAAGTTACCTCAGTCTATCGACGACTACACCAGAAAAGTGGATAACGACCCCAACGTACCGGAGTCCTTTGAGCCTGACTGGGATGAGTTAATTAAGAACAAAACGACCCTGCTGTCTGCAACAGGGGATAGGTCTCAGTATGGAGGCAAGGTCACTGAAGCAGGCGGAATACCCCTAGAGAGCCCGGTAGAGCTTGAGGGTGGCATGGATTTCATGAAGCGTAAAGACGCAACATGGGCCTCTGATAAAGGCCGCATAACCTCCATTCAGGACAGAGTCAAAGGGCAGCAGGCACGGGGTCGTGACCCTGTCATGGCTTATTCAGCAATGGGTCATGACCCCACAGATTTCAATAAGATGACCTCTGATACCTTCTTTGAGATGATGAAGGGCGGTAACGTATCCAAGACCAAGATGGAGCAGTTTGACCGGGCTATGCGTAAGCTGGAGCCCCGGTGGCAGGGGATGAATGACCCTATGAGTTCTGAGCTGTTCCACAGAGTTGGTGATGTGCGTAAAAAATTCATGCAGGTAGCCAATAGCAAAGACTTTCAACGGTTTTTCCCGGACCAGAATGCAGCACGTTTTGCAGTCACAGAGCCATCCCTGATGAATGTCCCAGTAGGCCAGTCAGGTCAGGCCATGTCACACACTACCGGTAACATCCTTGAGAACCCTGACGTGGGCCATAACACCTATAACACGATGCTGGAAGCAGGCCGTGGCTATCAGGGCGGTATTGAGGGAGGCATGCCAAGCAAGGACTTCTGGCGTGACTGGACGGCACAGCGTCGGGCCAACCCCCTAGATAAAGGGGAGCAGTTTGATGCCCGCTCTATGGACCTTGGTGGTGCGACTCAGGATGTCGATGCAGCCTATGTGGAGGGATTGACCAACAGAGCTGAAGAGATTCGGCAGGGTGCGATTGACCCCACAAGCCCATACCTATCCTCACCAAAAATTCGTGAAGGGCATGTCGGGCGTCATGGAGAAGCAATACCAGAAAATATAATAAAGAAAATTGATGAGACTGGGGGAGCAAGTGTCAACCCTGTGTCAGGAGCCCCGGTAGAGCGCGAAGGTTTTATGGTAGCATCAGAGCCCAACACAAATACCGGGCTAAACTCTATCATGCAAAATGCAACCCCAGAGGACCTCAAGGGCTATATGCAGGAGAACGCTCCATACTATGCTCAGCCGGGTAAGAAAATGGGTGCATGGAAACAGGGGGACGACCTGTATGTAGAACCTGCTGAACAGATACTGGATTATGATGAAGCCATGAAATTTGGTAAAAAGACAAACCAGATAGCAGGGTTCGACTTAAACAAGTACCCTGAGTTCGAGGAGACCACAAGCCATAAGTTTCCTGCAGCGGGTCAGGAGTTTGACATAATGCCAGACGCAGCAACACTCAAAGCCAGAGCAGACGCCAAGCGCCAAGAGCTAATGCAATGGCTATTCAACATACAACAGAGGTTTGAACCATGACATCGAACGCACAATTAGAAGACGAGCTGTATGAGGCCAGACAGGCCAAGCGGCTCAGAAAAGATTTCCTTGGAGATTTTTTCCGGGATAAAGAGGCCCAGATTTTGGACCTTATTAAAGAGCTTCCACTGGGGTCAACTGATGCCTTAGTGAATGCGCACCACCAGCTGAAAAGTTTGAACGCCCTTCAGATGGAACTACAAACTGTGATTAACACAGGCAAGATGGCTGACGTCGAGAAGCAGCAAGCCCTTGACAAAGCTGATAACTAAATTAATAATGAGAGAGGAAGTACCCAATGAGTAACGAAGACCATTCCACCCTTGAGGCGAACGTCGGCGACCCCATTGATGATATTGCAGCCCTATTAATGGGTGGTGATGATTCTGGTGGCGAAGGCGAAGCTGACCCCACCAATGAACAGACACCTGCAACACCAGACACTGAAGATGATGACGGCGCTGAAGAGCTACCTGACGAATCTACCGATGGTGATGATGATGTTGACGAGTCTGATGAAGAAACTGATGAAGCTGATGAAGCTGCTGATGGCGTAGACGATGAGTCCTTAGCCAAGATGTTAGGCATTGATGAGAGCCAACTATCCGTACTGGACGATGGTGGATTCAAGATTAACCTCAAGATTGATGGTGAAAATAGCCAGATGTCTTTAGCAGATGTGATTAAGATTAATCAGACAGAAGGCAGCCTGACCAATAAATCAAAAGCCTTTGCAGACGACCGCAAAGCCTTTGATGATGCAGTGGTTGCCAAAGCAACCGAGATTAAAGAAACTTTACAGCGCAACCAGCAGCTCACACAGATGCTGGAGCAGGAACTCATGGCGGAGTTTGAACACGTCGAATGGGCTGACCTGCGACAATTTGACCCTGCTGAGTGGTCTGCAAAGCGACAGGAATTTGGTACCAAGTATCAGCGCGTTCAGCGAATGAAACAGGTACTGGAAAGCCAGTCTACTGAAGCGGACGAAGTAGCTCAGAAAGAGTTCAAAGCTAAAGAGCAGGTATATCTTAAGGGTCAGTGGGACTCTATGTTGAATAACAACCCCACATGGTCCAATAAGGCAGCTTATGCCAAAGATATGACCGCTATAAGAGACTTTGCCAGCGAGGCCTATGGGTTTGGCGACGAAGACTTTAAGCACGTCACTGACTCCCGGACGATAGAAATGGCGAAAGATGCCATGGCTTTCCGAAAAGGACAAAAAGCTGGGAAGAAAAAATTAGTCAAGGTGCCAAGAGTACAGAAGAGGGGTGGCGTGAGAAAAGTCGCCAAGCTCTCTAAATTAGACAAATTAACTAGAGCGGCTAAGACAGCTTCTGGAGCAGCAAAAAGAGATCTTCAGACTGACGCAGTCGCCGAACTCCTAATGGGTGGATAACATGGCTACAACAGCAGCACTAGCATCGTCCGACTTAAAATCAGCACTTGTAGGTGGCTTGATTCGTGAAGATGTAATGAACAAAATCTGGGATATTAGCAAAATCCCTCTTCCTTTCACAGACATGGTTGGTTCGGGTACTGCCAAAAATGAATACAAAGAATGGACCCAAGATGAGCTGGCGCAACCAGACCTGACCAATGCGGTTGGTGATGGTGCAGATGCTTCAGGTAATGATACCAAGCTCGGCAATCGTGTCGGTAACCATCACCAGATTTCTGATAAGGTGGTCGAGGTTACCTTCCGTTCTAATGCATCCAACACAATTGGTCGTGCAAAAGAGCTGAGCTATCAATTGATGCGTCGACAGCAAGAGTTGCGCCGTGACGTTGAGGCAATGGCCTTGAATAACCAAGCGTCTGTAGCAGATGATAATGCTAATGATGTGGTCGGTAAAGCAGGTGGCTTGCCCACATGGCTAACCACCACCTATGATGATGGCGGCGGTACTTCCGGCGGTTTCGATAAAGCTGGCGGCGGCACCACAGTGACTACCGCTCGTATCCCGGGCGCTGGTCGTGCATTGTCTGAAGTCATGATTCGTGATGCGGTAGAAAGCATCTATGAAGAAGGTGGAGACCCTACCAAGATGATGTCCATTCCGGGTATCATTCGTAAGTTCTCTGAGTACCTGTTCACCAGCTCTGCTCGTGTCGGTACCATCATGTCTGACCAAGGCAAGTCCAAAGAAAAAGCTGCAGCTCTGGGTTCGGTTAACGTCTTCGTTACTGACTTCGGCACTCTGCTTATGGTTCCTAATCGCCTTCAGCAAAAGTATAAAGATGTGAGCACCACACTTGATGTGGCTGATGTCTTCATCCTTGACCCTGAGTATCTGTCCTTATGTTACCTGCAAGGTTATCGTACTGATGAACTGGCAAGACTGGGTCAGAAAGAACGTCGCCAGATGCTGGTTGACTGGACTTTGATTGTGAACACTGAGAAGGCTCACGGCCTTATCGCGGATATTGACCCTACACTAGCAGTAGTATCAGGTTAAATATTTTAATGTGTAAATTCAGTATGCCCTGAGGTTGGGGCATACTTACCATAATTTGGAGGGCATATCATGCCAGCAGCAAAACCAGCAGCGCCACCAGCAGCAAAACCAGCAGCGCCACCAGCAGCAGCAGCAGCGCCAGAGGCACCAGCAGCGCCACCAGCAGCAGCAGCAGCGCCAGAGGCACCAGTAGACGCCCCTGCAGTTCAGCCTGCAAAATTCAAGGTTAAGAATATCCACAAAGGTGCTCTCAATCTGGCTAACGGGAAAATTAAACCCGGAGGCGAAGGAATCGCAACCATTGCCGAATATTCGACATTGTCACAATATATGACGAAAGTCTGATGGACGAGGTCCTGAGGAGTGATATCCATTATCAGGAGCATACAGGGGTTCTGACGCATAAGCTGACGCAACCCACTGAGCAACTGATACTTGACCGGAATGCGGACTTACGTCGCAGTAAGGGCATTCTTCGGGACCTCGGACAGGGTGAGGAAGGGGGTGTGTGGGGCCGACAGGTTGCCAGCATTCCCTTTATTATTTTTGAACAAGCAAAACGTGATGGCTATAACCTGAGCTGTAAAGACCAGAAAATAGCTGCACAAGAAATGAACCGATTTTTACAGACACCAGCAGGCAAAGCCTGTCTGGTCCAAGGAGACTAAAATGTCAGGTAAGCTATGTTTTGGTGGAGTTTTTAATAATGCAGGGGCAGGGCACCTATCAGCCAGTAAAGCTTTTTGTGAGGGCTTGGCATACAGAGCAAAGGGCACTGCTACAAACTTCCCAGTAACTGATAACCCTCACATATCCGGCTCAGAGGATAACACTTCATGGGCCGCAGGGTGGTTAGTAACTGATAGTGCCACAGGGGGTCAAGTGGGAAAGGGTGATGCGCCATGTTGTTCTATCCCCCACAATACGATATTAGCGTAATGAAACCGATAATGATGATGCGTACAAGCGGCCTTGCAGGTCCTGCGTATGCAAAACATGCAGGAATTAAGGGTCTGAGTAAATCTACCGGTAACGCACATATCCCCGGTCACAAGTCCACTAGGTTTGTCCCTGAAGTTATCGGTTTAACTGAAGCCGCAGCCATAGCCGCCATTGAAGCAGAAGACTTGGTAGCTAGTAGATTTGGAACCCCGGTTCTAGGGTTGGTCACAATACAGGTCCCTGCGGCAAAAACCTCTGTAAGAGAGGGTACAAAAGTAAATTACAGGCTTACTTCGTGAATAATATAGCCTTAGAATTACTTACTTTAGAGGACCTGATAAAACTATTTCCCACAGTGGTCCTAGTATTGATGGTGACTGCGGCAGGGTTCTTTGCTGCATGGTTTTTAGCATCAAAGCACATTGTTTCATTAAAAGAATTTATTGAATATTTAAAGAGTTTAAAATGAATTATGATGACATAATAGACCTACTCGCCACATACTCAGACCGAGAGGATGTTGAGGTACTGGACAGACTTGATAAGTTTCTGCGTATCGCTGAGATTAGGATAGGCAGACTATTGAATGTTGGAAAGATGGTAGCCCTATCTTCAATAACCTTATTAGAGGGTCAGGAATATTATACACTGCCGCCAGACTTCTCAGGACTACGCTCCATTAAGATGGTTGGGGGTGGGACTAACACCACTCTGCACATGCTGTCCCCTGAGCAAATGGTTTCTGTAGGTAACCTCACTACTGCCGGGATTTATTATAATATCATTGGTCAACGGATACAGATATCCCCTATTCAATCGCTGGCTGAATTAGAAATAGCATACTATAGGTTGATACCCCCACTAACCGTAGCCAACCCTCAAAACTGGGTATCAGTCTATGCCTCAGACGCGTATATCTTTGGAGGGATGGTAGAGGTTAGTTCGTTTGTTAAGAACGCTGATGCTGCTAAGTTATGGGATGACAGATTCCTAGACGCCATAAGCAGTATAGAAGATGCCGACAGTCGGGCCAGATGGTCAGGCACACCTCTACAAATAAGGACCGGATAATGTCTAAACAAGCAGAAAACTGGATAAAAGAAGGTAGTAGCACCTTAGGCGCTGGCGACCTAATATTAACTGGAAATGATGTCGGGTTTACTCGGTTCAGGGATGCTTTACTGGCCGGTGAAGTGTATTATTCCATTGAGGATGGTACCAATCGGGAGGCGGGTATCGGCCTATTTAACGGTAGTAATACCATTGCCAGAACACAAGTTCAATCCACACTAAAGATAGGCGTGTTTAATAAATCAAACCCCACTCCGCTAAGCCTATCAGGTTTGGCAATAGTTTCAGGGTCAATTAATGCAGAAGCATACAAAGCTATCCAGAGTGACATTGCTGCAGGCACCGATAACATAGAGGCCAATGCGGTAAACATTCTGGCTAACACAGCGGCCATAGTAGTCAACTCAAACACAATCTCCACCAACACCTCTAACATACAGCAGAATGATGTAGAGATAGCTGCCAATACAACCAGTATTATAGTGCTGGAGTCCTCTGTAGGGCAGAATGACACTGATATTGCGAATAATACCGCAGATATTGCGAATAATTCCACAAATATAGACACCCTAAACTCTGAAGTGTCTCAAAATACTACAGATATTTCAGGTAATACAGATGCCATAGGGATGTTAGATATAGATGTTAGTTTCCGGGAATCAGCGGTCACAGCCTTAGAAACCGGGGGCGCAATAACTGGTGCAGGAACAACATCCATTTTAGTGGCTGCAGGCAATGGTGAAATAGTAAACAGCTACTCTGACCCAGAGGCGCAGATAACTAAAGAGGTATCGTGGGCAGAGACTACCTTTGACCTGCTGGCCAACGCAGGTATGCCAGTAGCCTCAGGGCTTGGTTTTACTGGTATTGGTGTGGCGAAGACGACCTCAGGGGATGGGCAAGGTGTAATAACAGCATACCCTAATGGAACGAGTGATGCTCAGCGACGTTCTGTAATTATTCTAGGTTTTGTAGAGTATGTTGATAGGGTCATTACTGCAGTAAAATTTGCCCCAATAGTCAGCAATCAAATAGGTAATACTGTACTAGATATTATCAGCTTTATGCCGACTACATCTCGTCTTAAGGGTCTATTAACAAGGCCCACCGCTATAGGGGATATGACTGTATGGAGGGACATAGGTTCTCTATTTGGCAGTGGTGTGAACTATGAGAATGCGCTGGATAATCAAAATGTTTTAGCAGTGCCTGCTGATGGGTCTACAACTGAAGGGGTTAACTTCTACCCTTTGCAATATAACGACGGGACTACAATTACAGACACTGTTACGAACCAAGTACCAGTTGATGTGTATGAGCCAGATGGCTCAGGCGTTAGTACCATAACTAATAATCATGCTGTGATACATTATTTACTTCAATCTTTATCTGGAGTATTTGTTCTATCCTATGGTCAACAAGAGTATGACGACTATGAGACCGCTAAAAGCAACCTGTTTGCCGACCAAGCGTCTCATCTATTCCCGGCAGAAACGACTAAGTTTATAATTTTAGCGCAAATGGTAGTATTAAAAGGCACGACCACATGGGGTCTTACTGCAGAAATATTCCCTTTAGGTTCAGCAGTATCCTCCAGCAGTTCTGGCGGTGAAGCCACTTCAGCTATCAATATTTCATACACTGATATTTACTCTCTAGGTACTAATGTTCAAGCAGCTATTGACAGCTTGGCAGCTATTAAACTGACACCAGACCAGAAAGCATCACTGGATGCGGCGAACGCGCCCTCAGCTGCCAATGCATTGGCTACTGTGGGGGATATCCCTTTAGTATCCGGGGTGAATACCGGTGATGAAGTATTTTACTACACTGAGTTAGCAGCGTTTCCGGTCACCGGCAATGCAGGGTACCTCTATGGTGCTGAGGACACTAACCTACTGTACCGATGGTCTGTTGACCAGTATGTCGCAGTGGGAACCCCTGACACTATAGTAGAGGAGGGCGATAACGTCTCATTATTAACGAACGATGCAAATTACGCCACGAACGACACTATGGTAGGTTTGGCTATCGTCTTTGGCTCATAGATTGAGGAACATGCAATGTCATTTTTAAATAAAGCAGAAGTTATCGGGGTAGTACCTAATGTGCTATACACCGTCCCTGCGGGATTCGAGATATCTATACATGGGTTGGTGTTGGATAACCCCTCTGGGATAGAGGAGGTCATCACAGTTAGCTTATATAATCAGGCTACTGGTCTGACTAATGTTGTTGAAACAGTTATATTGGCAGCGAACTCAGCTTATACTTTAAGTAAAGCACTCAATCTAACCCAGCAAGATTATATAACTCTGGTTAGTACCGGGGCTGCCACAACCGTCATGGCGAGTGTATACCAGCAATCCTTATCTGGTGCCAATACAGCCATCGTACTTGTGCCAAGGGGTGCATGGAGCAGCATAGCAACCTATGTCACCCTCGACATGGTGGATAGTGAGGGTTCCTCCTATGTCGCTATGTCACCTAACAACAATAGTCAGCCTCCCGGGGTAAACTGGGGTCTGGTAGCCAGTAGGGGCACCATAGGTACTGTTGAACTGATAATCGGCGGTACTAATATCGGTGTCGACTCAACAGACCCTGCCTTTCCAGTCATTCACTTAGATACTTCAGTGGTAGTAGAGAGTGTTGTGGTAACTGATAAGTTAAAGGCCATAGGTGATTTAAACATCAATGTAGCGGCAGCCAATGTACAGACTAAGACTATCTCAGTAGACTCAGTGTTTACATTCTCTGACTGGACTGCAGACGCAAGTATCGTGATGCTTGAATTAACGACTGCGGGAACTGAAGTAATAACATGGACTGGGGTCACTTGGGATGAGGGCGCTGCGCCTGATACGGAGACATTTATGAAGTTAATATTTACCTCTGTCGATGGTGGTACAACCGTACGAGGCTCTTCAATAAAGGTGACCCCATGAGCAGCCCACTAAAAGAACTATTAGCAGCAAGCGGTTCCAAGGGCGGAGTGCCTATTGAAGAAATATTCAATGTATACGTATACCAAGGTAATGGTATAGTGTACGACTGTGTCACAGGCCTAGACCTTGTTAATAATAAAGGTTTAGTATGGATTAAGCTAAGGTCTGCTGTTGGGTGGCATATACTCACCGATACTCTAAGAGAGGCTACTAACTTTATAAGGACAGACTACGCTGATATTGAGGTACATGACGCGAGTACGTTGACATCTTTTAATTCTAACGGATTTAGCTTAGGAAATTCTCCTCAAGTAAATACTAATGGTCAATCTCATGTTGCCTACACTTTTATGCCGTCACCTAAATTTTTTAGCATTGTTGAGTATATTGGCGATGGTATTCCCGGGAAAACTATACCTCATACCCTAGGTATTGAACCGGGTATGATACAGGTTAAGAGATTAGATGTAGAAGTATCTGAGTGGGCTATATATCACAAATCTTTAGGCGCAACCCAGCAATTGACCTATGAGAACCCAGCAGCAATTACATCGTCTGTATGGAATGGTACCGAACCAACAAATAAAGAGTTTACAATAGGTGACTCTGCTGCAGTTAATAACGTAGGAGAGAGATATATAGCATATCTATTTGCTGATAGTGAGGAGCCAGATAGCAATATTGCTTGTGGTAACCTCTCAGTAGATGGGACCGGTATTGCGTCTGTAGAACTTGGGTGGGAGCCACAGTATCTACTAATTAAAGCATCATCTGAGATTGGTGATTGGTCACTTTTTGATAGTATGAGGGGTATAAATTTTAATAGAACTGACGCTTTTCTTGCTCCTAATAATAATTTAGCTGAAGATAGCGCACATAACTTTGTTGATACATACCACTCTGGATTTAGTGTTAGGGATTTTGGTGCTAATAGAGACCTTATCTACATGGCAATCCGCAAGTCAACGTACCCAGCCCCTAAGAACTCCAGTGAGGTATTTGCTATTGATACCCAAGGTGGCTCCGGAGATGGTAAATCCCCCGGGTTTAGAAGCGGGTTCATCGTTGATATGATTTTACAAAGACGAGTAAATTCAATCGCTTATACAGATATAGCTCAACGATTGACCCAAGGCTATAAGCTTCGAACTGGACTAAATAATGGTGAATTTGCTGACACAAATGATAAATTCGACTATGTTAATGGGTTCGGATTAGACCATAGCATAGATACTGCAGACTACGCATGGATGTTTAAAAGAGCATACGCATTCTTTGATGTAGTAAACTATGTAGGTGATAATATCGCTGGCAGGGAGATACCTCATAATTTAGGTGCCAAGCCTGATATGATGTGGATTAAGTCTCGAGAAGCAAACTTAAATTGGGTTGTTTATCTCAATACGCCAGCCATGGGTGCTACTAAAGCAATTAACCTTGATAATATAGGTGCTGCGTTCAGCACACCACTGGCATGGGATGATACTGAGCCGACAGATACAGTTTTTACTATAGGTAATTGGGATAGACTTAACTCTATTGGACATTCTATGGCAGTATACCTATTTGCAACACTGTCAGGTATATCAAAAGTGGGTCAGTACACTGGAAACGGTACCTCTCAGATTATTGATTGCGATTTCTTGGTGGGGAGTAAATTCATTATCATACGGACTTTAGAAATAGGCAGTTGGTGGTATGTGGATAGTGCCAGAGGGTTTGATAAGGTACTGCAGTTAGATGGTGGTGACATTGAGATAACTGTCACAGCTATAGGCACTGATAATTCAGGTTTTACCGTGACTGAAGAAGGTACTCTATCAATCAATACAGATGGCGTGGAATATGCATTCTACGCCGTAGCAACTTAAGGATTAATCATGTATATAAACAATACGAATAACGCTGAGACTAAAAGTTATGCTCAGATTAAAGCAGATAATCCCGAGGTTAGTCTGCCAGCTCAGCAACTGCCAATAGTGTTAACTATCTGGTATATCATTAACTCTGCAACAAAACCCGACTATGATTCTGATACGCAAAGACTGGTTTCTGATACACCTGAAAAAATTGGTAATGAGTATTTTGAAGCATGGACTGTTGTAGACATTAGTCAAGGGGAGATGGACTCCAGTCTATCTGCTGCACAGTCTGCTAAATATATCGAAATATGGAATGAAGCGAGTAGACAGAATGTGGCAGCAGAAGCATCTTTCTTTACTTCCGGCTCTAATGGGGTGCGAAACGACTCCAGATTGAGTAAACATAATGCCCGTATTGCGAATAAAAATATTAAAAGCAATAACGGTCAGGGTCAGGGTCAGGGCTCTAACCCCGAGGAAGATGAGTTTGTAGAAGCATATAATGACTGCATGGATTGGGAGGTTACCACTAATGCTATTGCAAATGATGCAGAGGATGATGTGGATGCTATGGGCACCCCCAGCGAAGTCAATGCCTACGATGCTGTTAATGACCCTCCATGGCAGGAGCCATTTATAGCGCCACTGACTGTATAGGAGATATTCATGTTTGGAACTATTGTCTTCGGTATTACGCCCTTCGCTACCTCCGGGGAAGTTACTGACGAAGTATTTAACCCATGGGTTGAGCAGTGTAAATCTGACGATGAGTGGGAAATATCTGAGAAACCGCTAACCGACGTAAGGAGATGCGAAGATGCCACTTGAGTCAACGACAACTATATCCGGGCTTGACGTGCTATGGCCCCTTAGAAAGGACCCCCACAATCAGGGTGACGACCATTTTCGGCTTGTGAAGTCTGTGCTTAAGGCTACATTCCCCGGAGCAGCTGGAGACGGTTTGAATGGACCTGTAGTGGCATCTGAGTCAGACTTTGATAATATCAAAGAATCCCGGAGTAACTTGCAAGCACAGATAGACGTACTTTCCGGGTATACGCCCCCTGAAGCATTCCCTCAGGGGACACGTATGGTATTTCACCAAGCGGCTGCTCCTTTGGGGTGGACGACTGATACTTCTGTTAATGACCACATGCTGTATGCATCAAACTCAGCAGGAGGGACTGCAGGAACAGACAACCCTACTGTATGTGATAAAGTGGCCAGCCATACGCATCCCGGTGCCACAAACTCAGATGGTGCTCACTCTCACGATTTTGATGATGATGGAAACTTTTTTGTGAATGGGTCTAACCCTAACCAACAGGGTGTAGTGGGTGATACGCTCGATAATATGAGATTTGCAGTTATAGCAGTAAGTGGAGCCCATGTTCACGCATTTACGACTAGCATTAACTCTGGTGCAGATAGCTGGACCCCTAAACGAGCTAACGTTATTATAGCGGTTAAGCAGTAATGGATATTAGGACTACCTGCCCCCTAGGACATCAGTGTGAAGTGTCTAAAGACGGGTATGTTGAGCGGTGTGCTTGGTTTACTGAACTATCGGGCACAACCGCTGATGGCGATGCTATTGATGATTGGAAGTGTGCTATAGCTTGGCAGCCTATTTTACAAGTCGAGACGTCTATGACAAATAAAGGTCAGACTGAAGCTATCGAGTCAATGAGAAATGAGAATACTAAGAGGCAAGATGCAGCATTACAAATAGCATTTAATAGAGGTGTATTTCTTGATAAGTAAACAACTATCTATACTTGAAAGTACCGGAGTGAATACTGACGTCGCACCATGGAGCTTACCTGAACCAGATTTTTCAGATGGTAATAACTTTCGCATGGTTAGCGGAGAAGTGGTTTCCTTTGGCGGATATGAGCTGTGGTCCGAATCCGGGCAGACTCTACACAACGGCTTTACCATGCCTGTAGAGGCAGCCTCAGGACGCTATTGGATGGTAGGACATAGAAATGGTGTAGTAGCATTCGACGGAGCTCAATGGGTTGATATAAGCAGTGACCAAGCATACAACATGCCTGTGAATAGTGAGCTGTTATGGGCTGGGTGTTTACTGGGCCGGATACCTATCGTATCTAACCCACTGCACGTTCCTGAATACTGGAATACAGTGTCCTTAGGGCAGCCATTGCAGCCATTAAATTTTTCCCCCGGAGTGACGTGGGCTGAGGCACATAAGAGTGCTCGAGTATTTCGGTCTCACAAGAGCTTCTTGTTTGCCTTGAATTTACAGGAAGGCGCGAACGAGCAACCTGACTCATACCGATGGTCGCACCCCGCAGATATTAATGGCTTGCCATTTACTTGGGATGAAAATGACACATCTGCGGTAGCTGGTATTGCGGCACTGGGAGGTGATGGGGGATCTATCATTGACGGCCGGTCACTGCGTGATGCGTTTGCCATATATTCTGAAAATGCTATTGACATATTAGATAGTACCGGGGACCAGTATGTCTGGCGAAGACGGGAACTATCTTCTTCAACCGGATTGATGGCGACCAGTGCGCTGGTAGAGGTGAAGGGTAAACACTTCTTTCTTGCTGATGGTGACATTGTCATGAATGACGGTCACAATTTGCAGTCGTTGGTGCATAACAGAATCCGTAAACGACTAACAGCATATATGAGTACCGATTTCTATTCACGGTCCTTTGTAGTAAGGAACGAAACATACAAAGAGATATGGTTCTGTGTTCCTGAGGATGGCGCAGAATATCCCAATACTGCGTACATCTACAACTGGAGGGATAATTCTTGGGCCATCCGAGATATTCCGGAAGTGGCCAGTGCTGATTACGGCTATTACAGCAAAACTGTGATTGTGGGTGAGTCATGGGATGATTGGGCTGGTGAGTGGGATGAGGGTATTGGCGTATGGAATATGGATACAGAGACCCCCTTATCCAATGCTGTGGTAGGCGTTACGAATGACCCTGATAATATTCTATTGCTGGAGCCTAATGTCTCTGTCGAAGATGTAGAGACTGTAATAGAGAGAACCGATTTAGCTCTGGAGGGTCACTCACAAATTACTGCACTATCAAGGGTGTACCCGCAGATGCGAGGCCCGGGACCTGTTAAAATAGAGTTCGGGTCGCAGGATATGGCTGGGGGCCCTGTGCGATGGAAGCCCCCAGTAACCTTCATCCCCGGGGTTAATAGAAAAGTGGATATAAGAACCACTGGTGAGTTATTGGCGTGGCGCATGAGCAGCAAAGGTACCTCAAGCTGGTCGCTATCCGGGATGCTCCTCGAATATTCTTTGGATGGTTTACGATGAGCCATATTAACATTGAGACTCCGCCAGAGGAGCTATCGGATGCGGTTAAAGACTACCTTACCCGACAGTTTGTCAATACGAATATTGCACTGGGACAGTCACAGCATCTTGACCCTATAACGGTTATGCCATATAAGCCGCAAGCCGGTGATAGTTACTTCTTTAGCATACCAGTGGAGCCTGACATAGATGAGGCAGGTTTCTGGGGGTATATAGGCTCTGAATGGGTGAATCTACAGAACCTAGGCCCCATACCTCTTCCAGTACCAGCATATGGCGGACTTACCACCGATGCCTTGAATGTCATGGACCCGGTAGACCACTCATGGTATACCGTGTATGCGTTCCACATTGCGATGCTGGATGAGCCGATAAACATAGTGCAGGATGTAGCCGGTAGCGCACTGGAGATTGAACAGGGCGGAACCTACAAGGTTGACGTTAACCTGACTATTAGGCACCTTGCAGAGGAGCCTGCTGAGGGGGTAAGTCCTCGAGTCCTGCGCTGCAGAATATACAACCCTGATACCGGTCAGGAATATCCGTCAGTTAAGTTTGGCACACCCTCAGGAGCAGATTTGACACCCATGGTTATAGCCGCACAACTGGTAGAGGTGGCCGAGGGAGACAGGTTCGTGGTTCAGATTGGTGGCGGAATGAGCTATAGTGGCATAACCATAGGTCTCAATGCAGGCCATTTTACTATGATTAAAATATCACAGGAGTAGTGAGAGCACTATGAGTGAGTATAAAATATCAGTTGTTCCGGCCAATATGATAGAGTGTATATGGTCTATGGTGGAGCCTATACTTAAACGGCCGATTGACTTATCGCATGATGAGGTAACCTTGGAAGTGGCTAAAGAGGCTCTAATGAGCGGCGGGGTCATGTTAGTAGTCATAACTAAAGAAGCTAAGATTATAGCTATAAATACGTTGGAAGTACGGACTTTCCCGACAGGCAAGAAGGTATTATACATACCTTTAACTGGCGGGGATGACTTAGATTGCTGGATGGATGAGTTTATAAAAACTGCGACACAAATAGCTTTAGGTTATGACTGTACGCATGTTAGAGGTTTAGCTGTAAGAGATGGATGGTTGCGTAAATTAAAACATTTAGGCTTTGAGCCTATAAGTACAACTATCGAAATGGAGATAGAAAAATGAGTGGTGGACATAGTAAGTCTGAGTCAGAAAACGAAACTGGCTTTAAACAAGATGTGTGGGGTCCTCAAAGCACTGCACTGACACAGATGTATGGCCAGATGCCGGGGGTATTTAACCAGACTAATACCGGCATACAGAGCTTGACGCCCGGAGCTACTGATTGGATGCAAGGTGTGCAGAATCAATCACAACCCTTCTGGCAGCAACAGATGGGTGGTGGCGCTTTCGAGGGCATGGACTTGCAGAAAGATTATAGCAATGCTTTGGCCAGTGGGGGTGGAAATGAGCAATGGCTGGACCAGTCAATTATGGGCGGAGAAGGTAATGACTATGCCGATGCTATGAAGGCTAAAATGACTGCAGATGCGACCAGAAACCTTGGCGGCAATATAGGTATGAACGACCTCAGAGCGTCCAATTTAGGTCAACCCGGCAGCTCACGTCACGGTATGGTAGAGTCTAACTTGTATAAAGACTCGAATGACAGATTGATGGATAACATAAACACCATTGGCTACGATACCTTTAAGGATGACCAAGACCGTAAGATGGGTATTGCACGGAGAGCTGATACCTATGACATGAATCGACTGAATAATATTTCTGGTATGATGGGACAGCAACAAAACGCTATGCAGGGAGGTTTGGGTTATGGGGGTCAGATGCAGAATTTGGGTATGGGTCAATTCGCGCCACAGATGATGCCTTGGCAAGCTGCAAATCAGTATGCAGGAACCCTCGGCAGTCCAACAATATTAGGCTCCGGGTCTATGACGGGTTCCTCAGATAGTAAATCAATGCAAGGGGGTGTGGGATAATGGGGGGATTCGCAAGTATGTTTGGGGCCGCATCAGGCGGTGGTGGGGGCATGGGAGATATGTTTTCAGGCACAGGTGCTGATATGAATAGCTCGTTCTCCACACAACCTAACGGCGGAGGTATGTCAACCGGAAACATGATGGGCCTCATGGGCGGTGGTGGGGGTATTAAAGACCTTCGCACTAAGGGGCTGGAGTCTTATCGAGATATGAGCCGCGGTGACCTTGGAGGACTAATGGGAATGGTGCTAGGTAACCAAGCAGGCTCCCGGAACAACATGAACTCTAACCAACAACAGAACCAGCGGTTTGGGTCACCGTATCAAAACCCATATGTAACAGGCTTAATGGGAGTGTAATTGTGGGATTCTTTCAAGATTATATGGAAGGCATGGCAATGAGGAAGAATCCTCAGCTGCTCCAGCAAAAACTGAGTAATATAGATGCAGACGCTCTCCGAGGCACTATGGAGGAGATGTATGGTCAGGAGGCCACACCAGCAAACTACCAGCAGCAGACTGTCGAGACTGAAGGTCCAATGCAGCCGGGGCAGGCCCGGGACTATATGCAGATTAACCAGTTGGACCCGGGTGAAGTGCAGGCTCAAGAAGAGGTTGAAGGGTCAGGTCTCTTAGGTTCCTCTGGCAGCCCAGAGGAGTCACGGTATCTGCAGGCCCAGAAAATTTTAGGCATGTCAGGTCAGGGTGCTGGTATGAAGCAGCAGTCTAACTTGCTTAGCCAGATGCAGAACTCTATTATGAGTGGCAGTGATGATGGTTTCGGCTATGAGGAGTATGCAGCAGCTAACCCGGAAGAGCGGGCCATGTATGACCGGTATAAGGGTCGGTTTGATTACTCTGGCGGCGCACAAGACCCCTCTCAGGTGGCAGAGCATAAGTATTATCTGAGCTTGAATGATGCGGGTAAGAAAGAGTATCTGCAGCGTAAGCGGGCGGACCAGATTGTTGACCAAGGTACTTACAGAACCAATACTCGTACTGACGAACGGTATGATAAGAATATTATTGAATCGAAAATTCAGGAAGGGTATGGTAAGAGTGTTAGCGATAAACTAGAAGGTTATGCAGACTATAAGAACCAGTCAAGGGATGCTGAATCAGAAGTAGAGAGAATACTGTTTGACTTAGATAACCTTGAAGCCGGTGCCAACAAATGGTCAACTGGTTGGGGCTCCTTACTGAAAGATATCCCTGAAACAGAGGCACTGGATTGGGAAGAGCAGAAGAAGACTGTCCTATCGGCCCTTAGTCTGGAAAAAATGCTGGAGCTTAAAGCTGCATCACCTTCCGGGTCAACAGGTTTTGGCGCACTGAACGCGAAAGAACTGGAGGTTCTGCAGACCAACCTCGCATCACTTAAAGGTGCTCAAAGTGCCCCTGCTATCCGCAGGAGTATAGGCCGTATCCGTACCCAGATGAAGAAAGTGGGGCGCAATGTCAGAGAAGACCGCGCTCGAAGTGCCTTGTGGTATAAGAAAAATAGTAAATATCAAGACAGGAATCGTGGGGGTAGGTATGAGGCACCTTCTGCACCTAAAGTGGGTGATGACCCCGCATTCGAGAAATGGCTTCAGGGCACAGGTGGGTAACCGTGAACAGAGATGATGCATACAGACAGTTTAAGTATGAGCAATATCTTGCAGAGCAGGCGCAGGCCGAAGCTCCTATGAATATGCCCCCCTCGCAGGCAGCCCCTGCTCCAACTCCAGAGCGTGAGCTGTCTGTGGGTGATGAGATTATCGGGACTGCAGCTTCCGCAGGGCAAGGAGCCACCGCTGGCTGGTTAGATGAAATCATGGCTGTACCTATGGCCGGTGCTGCACACTTGATGGGAGATGCTCCAAAAGGTGAATCAGTTCTTGATACATATTCCAAGATGAAAGACTCTATCAGGATGCGTCAGAAGCAATATGATACAGACAGCCCTATCCTGTCCAACACAGGACGATTAATAGGTGGTGTGGCAGGTCTGGGTAAACTCGGTGCTGGTGGTGGTGCCTTGAAGGCAGGACTCACCGGCGGGGCTTATGGCGCAGGAGAGTATGCCGGCGCACTGGATGATTGGTCAGATGCAGATATTCAAGATGCTTTGATTCAGACCGGCTTGAGTGCTGGTCTGGGTGCCGGTATGCAGAAGGGGGGTCAGTTCGTGAGAGATTGGCTTGCCAAGAGACCTGATGCAATCTCCAAGGTACTGCAAAAGCTCAAGACCAGTGTCGGCGCTAATGATGATATGCTTAAAGCCAGAGCTTCCGATATGGGTCCTGAGGCCTCTCTGGCTGATGTGACTGGTGATGTCGGAGTGGCATTCTCTCAGGGTGCTAGAGGCAGGGGCGGCATGCCTGCTATTGACGCAGTTGAACGAAATTTACATAAAGTAAATGCCGCTAAAGACCGTATCAAGACAGCCATGGGCAAAGCCACCGGCAAGAAGCGGGGGCAGTTCTATGAGTCCATGGACGCCCTTAAGACAAATAGAAAACAGAATGCTGAGCGGCTATATGGGGCTGCTCTGGATGAAGGCTCTGTCGTACCTACAAAACGTATGTTGCATATCTTTGATAATAATCCCATGGTTAAAGATGCTTGGGGTGATGTACAGAATACCTATGCCAAAAATGATTTACCTCTGCCTAAGCTGTTTGATTATGATGACGCAGGCAAGGCTATATGGACCGGCAAGCGGTTCCCTAACATGAGAGCCACACAAGAACTTAAGTGGGCTATGGATAAGCGCCTGAGAACCCTCAGAGGCTCCGTAGACTCCGCAGGTAAGAAAGAGTACAGTCGGGCGATGGATGACTATAAGGATTTCATGGCTGATGTGAACAAACAGAATCCTACTTTCAGAAAAGCTAACGCTCAGTACGCCGGTGACTCTGCGATGATTGATGCTCAGGAGATGGGTGTAAAACATGGTTTGGGTGGCGCTCGGGTTGAAGAGCAAATGGAATATATTAAGGGACTGAATAAATCAGAAAGGGATTCATACTTGCAGGGGGTTATGACTAATACCTATGGAAAACTGGGTGCAAGCCCTGAGCACATGATGGGCAATATTAATCAGGCGTCGTCAGAGAATGCACAGCAGGTATTGAATAAACTGGTGGGTAAAGATGCTACTAAAAAGATTATGCAGCAGTTTAAGTCTGAACGCAGATACCGGGAGGTAGACTCTAAGGTCCGTCAAGGGTCTCAGACTCAGTTAAGAGCGCTATCTGATGAAGCCATGGGTAAGATGGAAGGTGACCTGCCCATAGAGGAGCTGTCCAGAATAACCGGTCTTAGAGCAGCGACAAAAGTCATTGAAAAGATGTTACCTAAAATGAAGCAGACTGACGCGGCAGAGCTTGCCAGCATATTGACTAGGCCCGGAGGCGTCGAGGTTGCTATCAAACGCATGACTCAAGGCGGTATGCCCATAGGTCAGGCAGAGAAACTGGTGGGTCAGCTTATGCGACAGAGTGCCGTTGTTGCACCTACCGTTGGTGATTAACTTTTCCTCCTCCAATAATCCATAATAGCTGACTTAATCGAGGTCTCATCGGAGGCCTTACGAGCCAGCGCTTCCCGGACAACCAAGTCGGTCGTATTATCCATAATCAAGCGATGGACCATAACAGGCCGCTCCTGACCCTGACGCCACAATCTGGCTATGGTCTGGTCATACAGGTCCAAAGACCAGTTCATGCCATACCAGACAACTATGTGGCCTGCTTGCTGCAGTCTATCCAGTCCATGACCCAAAGACCCGGGGTGACCTATTAACATGCTCAGTTTGCCTGTGCGGAAGTCCTCAATGGCCTGAGTGGCCTGCTTCTCTGTCAGCTTGGCAGAAAACCATACGGCATTAGGAAATTTTTTCAAGATTTTATGGGCGTCATGCTGGAACTCAAACGCCACAATAATGGGCTCCCCGGCAGACTCCTCGACTATATCCTCCAGAGCATCCAGCTTAACATCATGTATCTGCTCCCAGTCAGGCTGGCCGGGAGAGGTGTAGATAGCACCATTAGCAAACTGCAAGGTCCGGTTAATCAGGCTGGCCGCATTGAATACCTCAATCTGTTGACCTGACTCCAGCTGCACCATCATCTCCCGTTCGATATCGTCGTAGGACTCCTGTAGAGCAGGCGGTAGGGTGAGCATGATATCGTTCGTGAGCAGGTCTGGCATGTCCAGATAATCCTCCGCCGCCATGCTGATGGTGATATCTCCTATGACATTGGCTATGGCTTCAGCCGCCCCAAAGCCCGGAGCATATCGATATCCCTGTCGGTCAGTCTGAATAAAGTAAGATTGTTTGTAGTGCTCAAAACTGGACCCCAGACGTGCGCCACCATCGACAACCAGATACTGGCCGAACAGGTCAAGCAGACCATTGCTGGCCGGGGTTCCTGTCAGCCCAATTCTGCGCCGGATAAATGGCAGCATCTTCAGGGCAGCCTTGCCACGCTCAGCACCCTGCCGGGTCCGGGCGTTCTTCAGCTTGGAAACCTCATCATATATGACCATATCAAAGGGCAAATAGCGGCCCTGTTTCAGGAATGTTGTTTCCAGATATTTCTGCAGCCAGTTGAGGTTCTCATAGTTAATCAGGTAGACGTTGGCCTGCCGTCGGATAGCCCTCATCCGTTTGTCTGGGGTGCCATGTATCAGGCTGAACCTTAGCCAGTGGGTGTGGTCCCACTTCTTGGATTCCTGACGCCACACAGTCTGACAAACTCGCAAGGGTGCCACGATGAGCACAGCCCGTATTTGCAGGGTGTCGAATAGGTCTGTAATGGCTGTCAGGGAGGCAATAGTTTTGCCCAGACCCATGGCTTGATGGAGCATAGACTGGTCACTCTGTAACAAGTGGTCTACCGTGCGGACCTGATAGTTGTGTAATTCATCCCGTCTTAACATAGGCTGTCCCTATAATCTTGGCACCATCAATGATGAGTTTTCCTTCTTTGATATCGTCCATAACAAACACCTTAACCCCATGCTCTCGTATACGGTTAATCTCTCGCTCCTGCCATGGCTCAAGGTCACCATCAGGAGACTTGAACTCAATCAGGAAGCACTGACCATGTCCGAACAGGATGCGGTCGGGGCCTCCCCTCACTCCTATGCTGTGGTATTTGCGAACAAGGAAGCCCTGCTCCTCTGCATACTCGCATACTGCGTTTTCAATCTTGGTTTCTTTCTTACCCATGTTAATCCTTAGTATAATGTTTGGTTATAAAGCCCTCTGCCTTAAGCAGAAGACCCGGAGCCCAGTCAATAGGAACAGCTGCCTGAGCGTTGACGTAGTCCAATACTCCCGGGGCTATCTCACCATCCACTACAGAGATGAACTCATCATGAATCCGTGCCACGATATGCAGGCCTGTGCAACGGTCTACCCACTCGAAGAGGATGTCCCGGGCCAGCGCTTGAATGATGTTCTCTGTGACACCTCCTGCATGAGCTGCGATACGCTCCCATGTCGGCTTAGACTTAAACCGGTTAATGCCCATATAGGTGAAGCTCATCTTATCTCCTATGGGGGTATCCCACATCTGCCAGATAGGTTGGAAGTAAGATATGTTACGTCCGCTGGGCAGTCTGATAAACAGGAAGTCGTCCTGCTTGTAGAGGGTCAGTCTATACCCTGAACTAGGTTTTCCTGAGGTCAGGGTGTATTCAGTGGCTTTCATGAGCCAGCGCCAGAACGAGGGTATCTCGGGGTAAATTTCCCGGAAGGTATCCACCGCATGTTGTGCTTCGTCTTGAGTCATCTCGACTCCCATGTTGGCTGCGTATGCTGCCAGACCTTTACCGCCCATCATGTAACCTGCCCCCAATACTGGAGGTTTAGAAAAATTTCTCTGGAACTTAGTCACGTCACTATAGTCTCGATGGAACAGCTCCATGGCAAAATCTTTATAGGTGTCCATGTTTGCAGCAAAGATGTTATTCATTCTGGTACAGTTAGTCAGCCAGCCAAGTACCCGGCTCTCAATGGAGCTGAGGTCAGAAACCACCAGCATCTTACCTGCAGGGGCAGTTATGGCAGCACGAACAGTTCTGGCTAAGAAGTCCAGAGGCTCACCCATAACCATGTTAAGCAGTCCAAGGTCTCCATAATAGAGATACTTGATGAGCGTATCCATGTTGCCCTTGGGTGGGTGCCTGAGGTTCTGCAAATTGACTCCACGGCTGGCATCTCTCTGGGTGCGTGACGCTCCCATGTGGGTGAACATACCTTTGAGGGTGTTATCCGGGCAGAGCATCTTCTGGATGCTGTTCCACTTGGTTACAGCCGTCTGACTGATGGTCCTCTTTTTCTGTAGGACTTCATGACACAGGGTCCCCAGCATACCGCCATCAAGTGCGTTGTCCACAGTGGCCGCCTGCAGGTTGGGCAATTTGACCCCATGCATGAGCAGCAGCCACGGCAGCAGCTGTTGTCCTGAGTTCGGGTTGGCCAGTCCAGTCAGCTTGATAAGGTCCTTCTTTATCTCACTTTTACGCTGAGTTGACATATCAATGGCTCGGTCCACTAGCGCCGGGTCGACCGGCATGCCTCGCTCATTCATCTCCTGAGTTAGCTGCCAATAGTGCCACTCCTTTTCTGAGATAGAGTCATACGGTTCCAGCAGCATCCACATCTCACGCATAGATTCTGTGTCACGAATGCCGTAGGCCTTGAATTTCTCCCAGCCTTCGGGGTCATTCTCCTTGGTCCACCGGGGCACGTTGTGGGATGGTGGCTGTGGTTTGCAGAAGTGTAGGATGAGCTTCCGGCCCTCCTTAATCTTGAGCTTATCGTCAGCAAGACCTATTTGCTCCCCGATAGCTCCAAGACCTCCTGAGAAGCCAAGAGAGTATGCTAAGGTGTGGGAATCCATACACTGGTCCCATGGTAAAATAATTTGGTGTTTTTCTTTTAGAAGTCCCCGGTCGAAGGGGATGTTGGCGGCTATTTTTGTGTAGCGGGGGTCCATTAAATTCTGGACCAGTTGAAAAGGTAACGGGCCATCATTTGCGATATCATGACAGGCCACAGGGCCCTCCCGGTAAGCCCATGTAATAATCAGGGTCTCAGTGGAAGGGTCCCGCACATATCGTGCAGCCCCTGTTGATTTAATTTTGGACTCAGAGTAGCTCTCAAAGTCAAAGAACAAGGGCTCCATAATTACTCCTCTATTTCATAGTCATATGATGTAAGCATAGGTGCCGCCTGTCCTGCAAGTCCTATACTCCCACCATAGTAGTCCTCTGCAGTGGGGTCACTTGGCCTTACGGACTGTGGCGGTGCTGGTGGTGGTGCTGCTTGCACTGGCACATAGCCATGCTTAGCAGGCAATACTCCAGAGGCCTTAACATAGCCCCGGCCAAGCTCACTTATAATAAGACCCAGCACTGACTGCAGGTCACTAGAGTGGTTGCACTCTATCGTGATAACTGTTTTCATTTCACAGTACCCTCAGGTTTTGCAGTACCCACAGCTCGCTCCAGACCGTTAACTCTGTGGTATAGGCGAGTGGCTCTTTCATCTTGACCCTTAAGCGCAGCGGAGATAGACTCTTCCGACGCAGCTGCATCAGTCTCTAACGCGCCGATACGTTCTCTGTGGATACTTAATGCGGATTCTGAAGCACTTTTCTCCTGTTGCAATCGAGAGAGTGTGCGCTCTAAGTTATCTATGCGGCTACGCTGGCTATCCTGTCTCTTTTCGAGAGCCATATCTGTCTTCCGCATATTATCCACAGAAACATTTATGCTATTTATGGCACCATCCAAGTTGTTTGCACGAATATGCTGGCCATCTTGTCTCTTATCGATAAGATTAAGCTGCTTGTGCAAGTCCCCAACCCCCACATCTACTTCTGTAACCTGCTCATCCATGGTGGTCATACGGTCCCGCTGGCCGGACAGCTGGGAGTCAATGGTGCTGAGTTTTCTGAATGCCATGTCAAGGCCATCTTGCATGTTGTCGATACGCTCATCCTGTTTGGCTATAGTAA